AAAAATATAATATAATTATCATTTTATATATTATATTTTTATATAGCCAAAAATATAATATAATTATCATTTTATATATTATATTTTTATATAGCCAAAAATATAATATAATTATCATTTTATATATTATATTTTTATATAGCCAAAAATATAATATATCATCATTTTATATAAAATATATCAAAAAAATTGATAAAGATATTTATTATATTAATATATTATTACTAATATATGGAATTTCAATTATATGATTGGATTGAAGATAATTACGTATCATCAGATTCTGATGATAATAACAATGTTGGTGAGTTTATTATTCATGCATTTGGTAGATGTTATGATGGAAAATCTGTATATGCTAGAATAACAGATTTCACACCTTATTTTTATGTATTAATACCTGATGAATATCAAAATAGAGATAAAGAATTTCTTAAAGATTTTAATAAAAAATTATTAACATATCTAAAAAGTAATAATAATAGAAATGTTTATTATAAATATAAATATACTTTGATTGATATGAATTTGATGAAATTAAAAAAAGCTGAGGGTTTTACTAATGATAAAACATATTATTTTTTAAGATTAATATTTAATAATTCAGATGGTATGAAAAAATTTAAATATTGTTTTGAAAATAATGTTATATCTTTTGATAATTTTAAAAATATTAAATTTAAGTTATATGAAGCTAATTTATCACCAATGTTAAGATGTTTTCATATTCAAAATATTAGTGGTTGTTCTTGGGTTTCTACTGATAAATATAAAGTTATTGAAGATGAAAAAGAATCTTATTGTGATATAGAAATTCATGTATCTTGGCAAAATTTAAATCCAATTAAGAAAAATTATAATGCACCATTTAGAATTTGTTCATTTGATATAGAATGTAATTCTATTGATGGTAATTTTCCTCAAGCTAATAGACCTGGAGATTGTATTATTCAAATAGGTGCAACTTATACTTTATTAGGACAATCTATTCCATACAGACAATATATAGGATGTTTAAAAGAAACATCTGAATTAGATAATATTATAGTTGAAAGTTTTAATACAGAAGAACAATTAATAAAAGGATTTATTCAGGAAATATTAGAAAATGATTGTGATATAATAACAGGATATAATATATTTTTCTTTGATGAAAAATATATGTATGACAGATGTAAAAATATATTAAATATAGATGAAGAAATATCATTAATGTCAAAATTAAAATATTATCCTTGTAAGTTTAAAGAAATGAAATTAGCATCATCTGCTTTAGGAGAAAATTTATTAAGATTTTGGGATACTCCAGGTAGAGTTCATATTGACCTTATGAAAGATATCCAAAAAACTTTTACATTAGATTCTTATAAATTAGATTATGTAGCTTCTAAATTTATAAGAGGTCATGTAGAAAAATATAAATTATTAGATAATAATAATATTGAATTAGAATGTAAAACAATACAAGATATTCAAATAGGTGATTATATTCATATTGAAGTTATTAAAGGTTTCATATCTGATGAGGTAGGAGATAAATATTTGGTAAAAGACATTTATGATAATAAAATTATAATTCAAGGTGATATAAATTTATTAGATAATAAATCTAACATATTTTGGTCTCAAGCTAAAGATGATATAGGACCAAAAGATATTTTTAGATTATATTCAGGAAATAATAATGATAGAGCTATTGTAGCTAAATATTGTATTAAAGATTGTAAATTAGTAAATCTTTTAATTAATAAATTAGAAGTTGTTACTAAAAATATAGAAATGGCAAATGTATGTTTTGTTCCATTATCTTATTTATTCATTAGAGGACAAGGGATTAAATTATTTTCATTATGTCTTAAAGAATATAGGAATCATGATTATACATTTCCTGTTATTAAACCTAATAAATTATATAAATGTTTTTCATGTAATAATGAATATTATAATAAATGGGAATGTAATAAATGTGGGTCAAAAAAAAGAGAAGAAATAGAAATGGAGTCTTCTAGTTATGAAGGTGCTATTGTATTTGACCCAATACCTCAAGTTGAATATGAAGCATTAGCTACTAAAGATTATGCTAGTTTATATCCATCTTCTATATTACATAAAAATATGAGTCATGAAACAATAGTTGAAGATGATATTTATGATAATCTCTCAGGAATTAAATATTATAATGCAAGTTTTAAAGAATCTGATGGAAATATTAAACATTGTAGGTTTGCACAAATTGATAATAAATTAGGAGTTATTCCTACTATTTTAAACAACTTGTTAAAGGAAAGAAAAACAATTAAAAAAATAATGAAAGATGAAAAAGACCCATTTAAATATAGAATATTAGATGCTAAACAATTAGCTGTAAAAATAACAGCTAATTCATTATATGGTCAATTAGGAGCTGCTACATCACCAATATGTAAAAGAGAAATAGCAGCATGTACAACATCAACAGGTAGAGAAATGTTATTATTAGCAAAAAAATATGATGAAGAACAATTACCATGGATTATAAATGGTTTAAAATATTTTTATAATAATAATGAAATTGATAAAGTCAATAAATTATATGATTTAGAATTAAAATCTAGAAATGACGATAAATTAATATCAAAAATAAAAGATTTTGTAGTTAATGATATTAATAATTTAACATTTCAACCAGTTGTTAGATATGGTGATAGTATTATTAATAAAACTCCATTATTATTAAGACTAAATTATAAAACTATTTATATTGATTATATTGAAAATATAGTATCACCTACTAAATTTACTAAAAAATATAAAAATACATTTTTTATGAATGCCTGTCTACAAAGTTTATTTCAACATAGACTAATAAATAGTAATAATACAAATTATAAAGAATTTGCTAATGTTAATACAAATTTAGAAGTATGGACTGATAAAGGATGGACTAAAATAAAACAAGTTATAAGACATAAATTATGTAAAACAAAACAATTATATAGAATTACTACATATAGTGGTAGTGTTGTAGTATCATCAGACCATTCATTATTAGTAATTAAAGATAATATAATATATGAATCAACGCCGAATGAAGTATCTATAAATGATATATTATTACATAATGTTCCTGAATCTAATAATAATATTAATTTGGAATTTGCTAGTAAAACATTTATTGATGAATTAGAAGCAATGAATTATTATTATAATGCTGTTATAAATGGTTCTATAATGCAAGTTGATTTTGTTAATGATGAATATATAATATCATCATCAGATAAATTTGATTATAGAATTAAAAGTATATCATTATATGAAAAAGAATATGATGATTATGTATATGACTTGGCAACCGAAAATCATCATTTTCATGCAGGAGTTGGTTCTATTATAGTTCATAATACAGATTCTATTTTTAGTTGTTATAGATTTAGAGAAGGAACAACTAAGGTTGAACAAAAACAAAGTCTTAATATTTGGAAAAAGATAGTTAAATTTGGTAAAACATTAATATTACCTTATTTAGATTCAGACAATAAAATATTATTTGAAACTATATTTGACAAATATTATGGTAATATAACAGAATTAAAATTAATTGAAATAATTCCTTCAGATAATATGACATTATTTATAAAGGAATATATGGAAGAAAATTATATACCATGGTTTTGGACTATATCAGAATTAGTTGAAAAAAATTATACTAATATGTTTGATATAAAATTAGCACAATGGGCAGAATATTTATTAAATAAGTATAATATTAAAGCCATAAATTTATATCAAACAAGGAAAGATTATATAGTATTACCTATATTAAACTTAGTTAATGAAATATTTAAAGATATAAATTATATAACCCCTAGTGATAATGTTATATCTAATTTTGCTGATAAATTATATAATTTATTTGAATTTTCTAAAGAAATAAATTTTGATTATTATACTTTACATAAAAAATGTAAAATTCTATTTGAAAAAACTATAAAAGATAAATGGAATAAAAGTTCATCAGGAAAAGATATTGAATTATGTATTAAAAAGTTTTTATTATCAATATACGATGTTGAAAAAAAACAAATATTAGAATATGTTAATGATTTTATGAAAATTGAAGATAATGAATTGAATATAATTAGTTATTTAAATAATATAAATTTAAAAATAAAACAAGATATAATAATAGAAGATGAAGTTAAAAAATATTTATTAGTATATAAAAAAAATATTGGAAAAAAAAATTTAGAAACTATTATTATTGAATTTATTGAAAAAGAATTATTATTAAGTTTTAATAAAGATAAAGAATTTCATTATAATAATGTAATAAATTTTATTAATAATACAACAAGAATATCTGATATGGTTGATATGGATAATATAAACTATATATATTATTGGATTCAACCTAGATTAGATTTTGATAATAATAATATTATTAAAGTTATTGATATATATAAGGGCGGTAATGCAATAACAGATAAAAGAACTTTAGAATATAGTATGAAAATGGGAGAATTATCAGGAGAACTTATAAAGTCTCATTTACCATTTCCACATGATTGTGAATATGAAAAAACATTCTGGCCCTTTGCTATCATAACAAAAAAAAGATATGTAGGTAATAAATATGAATTTGATATTAATAAATATAAACAAGATTTTATGGGAATTGTATTAAAAAGAAGAGATAATGCACCAATTGTTAAAGAAATATGTAGTAATATTATAGATTGTTTAATTAATAAAAAAGACCCAAATAAAGCTAAACAATATACAATACAAGCTTTAACAGATTTATTTGATGGGAAATATGATATTAAATATTTTTTACAAAGTAGATCATTAAAATTAAAAGAATCTTATAAAGATTGGACAAGAATAGCACATGTATTTTTAGCTGATAAAATCACAAAACGTCATGTAGGTACTGCACCTCAATCTGGAGATAGAATAGAATTTGCAGTTGTTAAAGTAGAATCTAATAATAAAAAATTATTACAAGGCGAAATTATTGAAACACCTCAATATATAAACTTACATAATTTAGAAATTGATTATCTTTTCTATCTTACAAATCAAATTATGAATCCAGCATTACAATTCTTAGAATTAGTTGATAAAAATGCTATTGATATATTTAATAACTTTATTAGTAAATATAAAAATAAACCTATTAACTTAAAGATTATTAAACCTATTAAAGAAAAAGTTTTAAAAGAAAAGATTATTAAACCAAAAAATATAAAACCTAAAAAAAAATCAAAAACTGAAAAAATAGTATCAGATATTTTAAATAAAGAAGAATTAACAAAAAAAATTAAAAATTTAATACTTGAGATTAAAAAAGGATAAAAATTAATTTATTTAATAATCAGATACCATCTTAATATCACTAGTATTTACGCTAGATGACATATTATCATAATGTTGTTGTTTATATGCTAATGTTTTTTCATGATTATTATGTGATGAACTAGATGTATAATCTAAACCCTGAAATTCATCATTTTTATTTTCAGAATCATTGTTACCTGATTCTGATGTACTTGTTGTATCATGTTTATCATGTTTATCATATTTATCATGTTTATCATGTTTATCATGTTTATCATATTTATCATGTTTATCATGTTTATCATATTTATCATGTTTATCATGTTTATCAGATACTAATTGTTTATCATGTTCCTTATGTTTATCATGTTCCTTATGTTTTGGTGGTTGTCCTCTTGGTTTTTTAGAAGTATCTTCTAATAAACTAGAACTTGAACTTGAACTGGAATCTGACATATCTGAAGAACTTGATGATTCATCATCAACATTATCATCTTGACCCTTATACATTTTTTTATTTTTAGATTTTTTATTTTTAGGTGTTGTTTTAGGTGTTGTTTTAGATGTTGTTTTAGATGCTTTTTTTTTTCTACCACCTTGTTGTTTTTTAGACATCATATAATTATAAATATCAGAACTAATAAATGGTGATGTTTCTGATAAATCTGGTTGTTGTTTATTTTGTGGTTGTTTATTTTGTGTAGGAGGAGGTGTAGGATTAGAAATTATTTTATTAATAATTTGATCTACATTATTAATATTATTTTCTGTAGTTTCACTAAATACAGGTAATTTTAAAGTAGTTAATAAATGTTGTGCATCTTTAGATAATACATTATTTATATGTTGTTGAGCTGTGCTCATATTATCAGTTTTTAGTGTATTCCAATGTATTGTATCTTCAATTTGATTTGATTTTGAATTATAAAGACCCATAATTATATATATATTATATTAGAAAATTTTAATACTAAAAAAATTATTAAAATAAAATATTTTATAATTTCCTAATATATATTATGAAACAAACAATATATATAAGTTTAATAATTATATTATATATAATATATATATATAATCAAAAAAGCAATCATATATATATAACATCTAACTTGGGTAATAATTATATTATCAATAAAGATGAATTTCAAAATGTTAAAGTTGAATTATTAGATAAAATTCAAGATAATATGTATAAATTAAAAAATATTTTAGTATCAAATATTGATAAATATCCAGACTTTACCCCATATATTTTACAATTAAAAAATAATTTTACTAAACAAAGAACACATATTTATGAAACAGATTTTAATTCTAATTTAACATCATATAGTGTTAATAAAGGTGAAGAATTATCTATATGTTTAAGAAGTCGGAAAAATGGTAATTTTCATGATATTAATTTATTAATGTATGTTGTAATTCATGAAATGGCACATTTTGCTTGTCCTGAAATTGGACACGGTGCCTTGTTTAAAAAAATATTTAAAAAATTAATAGAAGTTGCTATTGAAAATAATTTATATAAATATGAAAATTATGATGATAATCCAGTAGAATATTGTGGAATGGAATTAAAATCATCTATAATATAATATTGATAAAATATTATTTTTAATAATAATATTTTATTAATATTTTATCAATATTATTTTATCAATATTTTATCAATATTATTTTTTCAATATTATTTTTAATAATAATATTTTATCAATATTATTTTTTTCAATATTATTAAATAAAATATCTCTATTATTTTAATATGAAAGATCCTATTAAAATAATTCATAAATTTAAAAATAATAATAGACAAATTCAATATAAAACATATATATACATTGGGTCATTAGTAGATAATAATATACTTGATATATTAAAATCTATAACTAATAAAGATTTATATACAACTTTTAATACTATATCAATTAATGATTATAATACTATAAAAGATTATTATGGTGTATTTTGGTATAATTATTTCTTTAATAGTTCACATATTAATTATCAAATTAAACAAATTGATTCTAATATTACTAAAAAAACAGCTCTAGAAAATAAATTTGGTAACTTATGGTATAAAACACATATATATAAAGAACCTGTTCCTAAACAAACTTATAATTATGCAACTTCTTATTTTAATTATCTTTTATATAATAATAAAGTTAAAGCTACAGCAAAAAAAAAAGAAATGGATTTTAGAACTTATAATTTTAAACCACAAAAAGGTGGTGATATTGAAGATGTTGAAGATGAAGAAGATGATGTAGAAGAAATAAATGAAGAAAAATTAGATGATACTATTGAAGAAATCATAGATATTGAGGAACTTACTAAATTATATGCGGAATCTAAAATAGAATCTAATTCAATAATTAATGAAACTGCTAAATTAATAAGTAATGCAATAAATGATAAAAAATGGGAAAAAGAAAATGATAAATTATTAGAAAATTATGATAATAGTTTAGATGAATTAACTTATAATATGAAATTAGAAGAAGTATATATAAAATATTATATAACAAATCAATATATATTTAAAGATGATAATGTTAGTAAAATGAGACAAAAAATTTCATTAACTATACCAATATCTCCTGATTTTGGGGAACATATTAAAATGATGCCTGAAACTCAATATTTTTGGTCAGAATATGAATATGAAAAAGGTATAGACCAAGTTATGTTAGGTCAAAAATGGATTAAAAGAAATGAATTATTAAAAATAGATATTATTCCTAATGAAAATATTAAAATTTATGAAAAATTAAGATATAATTTAAGTTATTTGAAAAGTAGTTTTGAAGTTAAAATTAAAAGAAAAGATGATGAAACTGATATAATTTCTGATTATGATACATATATAACTAATAATGAAATATATATGGTGGATATATATAATGAATTAGGAATAAATTATAATCCAGATATGGAAGATAAGAAAAATTTATATGATGTATATATTAATATTTATTTTCCATTTATATCATTTGAAAGATTAGAACAAATTATTAATTTATTAAATGGGAAAAATGATAAAGAATTAACTTTTATAGACAATGTATTTAGAACTCTACATAATGATATTAAAATAGAAAATGAAATAGAACAGATTATAGAAAAAACTAAAACAGAAAGTGATAAATATAATGATTTATTTTATGAAAATTATATAATACATTCTAATATACATGTTAATATATATAATCCAAAAAATATAACAGGGACTATATCATTACATAAATTTAATTTATATAGAATATTTGATAATTTTATAGTTTCTGATAAATATCCATTCATACAATATCAAACTCCTGATTCTCAAATAATATATAAATTAAATACTCTTATTAATATTGATAAAGATTCAATTATTAATACTGATTTATTGGCTAAATGGTTTGAAAATACACCTTATGGTATATCATTTAAAATAAAAATAGAAAATAATAAATATATTTCAATTAGTTTATTTGAATCTGGAAAAATAGAATATAAAATAACATGGAAAGAAGAAGAAAAAGCAACTATTGCAAATATAAATAAAACTTATGATTATGTAAGAGATTTGATACTTAAAATTAATTCAGAAAATAAGAAAATTAAAATAATATTACCTGAAAATGAAAATTTCAAATACGCATATATTAATACCATACAAAAATTTAAAATTCCCGATAAATTTAAAATTAATCATAATGATTTATCTGATTTTTGTAGATTCTTTTTTACTCATGTTGCTGTTGTTATTGAACCTAGAAAAAGAGAATCTAAAAAAGGTAGTTTGGATAATATATCAAAATATGGAACATATTTAAGATTTAAAAGAATTAGTAAATATGATAATACTGCAAAAATGCATATGAGAATATTATATTTTATTAGAAATTATGACTTAAATGATAAAGAATTAGTTGATGAAATATCTAAACAATTTAATATTACCCCTGATGTAGCTATTAAAGAATTAGAATATGTTAAAGAAAAATTTAATAAAATAATTAAAAAAACTAAAAAATTAAAAAAATTTAAAGCATTGCCTAAATCTAAAGCTCCGGGTATAAATATAGATATTCAAGGTAAAGAAGCTGATAATTATAAAATAAGAATAACAGGAGCTAGAAATAATTTACAATTAGATAGTATTATATTATTTATAAAAGTTTTATTATATTTATATATCCAAACTTATTTATATCAAAAAAAAGAATATCAAAAAATAAAAGATACATTATATAAATTAACTAATATTGCTAAAAGAAGAAATAAAGTTAATGATGTAGCTGAATATGAATCTACTACTAATGAAATTAAAAATATTATTAAATTAGATAAAGCAAGATTAGGATTTAAACCTACAAAAGGACAGAATCAATGGACTAGGTCTTGTCAAAATTCTGGAACTGATAAAAAAAGACAACCAAATATATTTGGAGAGGGACAATTAAATAAATTATTAGAACAAGGTTATAAATTAAATGAAAAAACAGGATTTTATGAGAAAAAGGTAGAAATGAAAATTAAAAAGAAAGTTTATTCAACAATTATAAAAGCTGTTAAATTACCTGGGGAAAATAATACATTTAATTATTATACTTGTGATCCATCTCATAACAATGACCAAATATTTATAGGTTTTTTATCAAAAGGAAATAATCCCAATAATTTATGTATGCCTTGTTGTTATAAGAAAGATCCTACTATTACACCAAATAAAGCAAAGAAAAATTATTATATGAAATGTATAGGTGAACAGAAACAAGAACAAGAAGAAATAACCAAAATAAATTTAGGAGAAAAATTATATATTTTACAAGATACTAATAAAATTCAAGATAATAGATTTATATTATTACCTGAATATTTAGATATATTATTTAATAAATTATGGAATTATAAAAGTATAATAAAAAATCATTTTTTAACAGAATCTAAAACAGGATATTTTTTTAAATACACAATTAAACAAAATAAATATTTTTTATTATCAACATTATCTAATATTTTTGATGTATCAATTGAAACTATAATAAATAATATGGTTGATTTTATAAATAATGACAAATATAATATATATTTTACTTTTTTAAATAATGGAGATATAATTACATCATTTAGTAATAAATCTCAATATATAGATTATTTACTTACATCTAATTATTTAGAATATGATATTATTGGTGAATTAACATCCATACCTGGTATTGTATCTCCTAATGGTATAAAATATTATATATTAAATAAAGAAAGTATTACAATAAAAAGTAGTTTAGAAAAAGATATTATTAATGATAAATATTTTATTGAAATTCTTAATTTAGAAAATTATAATGAAGATATAATAAAAAAAGATGTTATATTTTTAATAAAAGATGACACATATTATTTTCCTATTTATTATGTTAAAAAAGATAAATCTGATACAAAAATTATTTTAAAAAAACATTTTAATACTAAAGATAATTCTAATATTATAAATGAATTAAATAAATATTATAATATTGCTTGTAAAGATACTTTAATTAATTCAATATTATTTAATTTTAATTATATATGTAAAAATATTATTTTTTTACTTGATAATAAAGTTAAAATATTATGTCAAATTATTGATGAAAGACATAAATGTAGATATATATTATTAGAAAATGGTTTATTATTACCTACTAAACCATCTGGTATTAATTATAATTATAAAATAGATTTAATAGATAATATAAATAAATATGTATTAGAGTTAGATAAAACTATAAAATTATTAGAAAATATAGAAAAAATATTAAAATTAGATTATATTCCAACAACAATATATTATGATGAAAGGAATAATAATGATATTACTATTGTTTATATATTATTAAAAAATAACATGACAATTCCTATTATAAGTAATAAGGTTAATATTAATGATATTAAAAATAAAGGATTAGCTATTAGATATCAATCAATTAATGAAAGTATTGATATTGAAATATCTAAATATAATAAACTATCAGATAAATCATTATATAATAACAATAAACATAATTTAAATGTAAGGACACATATGTATATGAGTGAAAGTTATAATTTATTTAGATTAGAATTAAGTTTGTATTTAAATAATAATGATGATATTAAAAATAAAATAATAAATATTGTTAGAAAATCAAAAATAAATATTAATGATAAAAAACATGAATTAAGAAAAATATTATTAGAAATTTCTAATAAAAAATTATATAATAATTATATGAAAGGTGGAAATTTAATAGAATCAATGAATGAATTACCTGATTTAAAATCATATAATATTAATAATATTAGAGAACAATGTAATAATCATTTATCACAAGATAAGTGTAATAATAATAAACATTGTTCCTGGAATAATAATATATGTAGATTACAATTATTAGATTCAATGATTATTGATTTTATAAACAGAATAATAGAAGAATTTTTAGAAGATAGTATAAAGTTTAAAGAAGTTATACAAGAAAATGATTATTTTGTTTCAGACATTGTTGATTATACATATTATACTAATAGAGAAAATCAAAAGATAATAACAACTGCAAATTTTAATGCGCAAAAATTAGTGTCATCTTTATTTGGTAAAGATAAAGTCCCTAATATTGGAAAAAACTCTATAAATCTATATAATAATGATACTAATGTAGAATTAATAAAATTAGGTAAACAATATATACAAGAAATAATACCTAATAATTATACAATAATAAGAGCATATATAAATTCTTATTATTGGTTAAAAAATCAATTATATGATATATCATCTAGAAATTTAGGATATATAAGTTATTTACAAACAGTATTAACATATATATTTAAAGCTAATATAATAGATTATATTACATTAAATATTAAACAATTACAAAAATATATTACTCATTATGATTCAAAATCTAGTATATTAGATAATCCTATTACTAAATTAAGAAAATCTATAATTAATACTAATGGAAAATTAGAATTATTAGTTTTAAGTCATTTAGTACCAATACCAATAATTGTATATGATAATTATTCTAATGTAAAATATATATTTTTACAAGGAGAAATTCCTGTCTCTTCAGAAACACTTAAAAATTTTATAACTCCTAATAAATTAACAAATTCTATAGTATTAAAATTTAATTTTAATAATTCTGATATACCAAATAATGTTTTTTCATTATATTATATATAAAATTATATTCTATTATTATATAGAAACATATGTTAAATAATAATGATATATTAATAGAATTATTAGAAAATCAAAAAAAAAATCTATCATATGATAAAAAGTTATCATATAATGATTTAAAAAGAATTAGTAAATATTTACCATATTCTATATTTAATGATAGTTGTTGTTTATGGAATGGTTATATACCAAGTTCTAAAAATATGTATATAAATTTTTATTTTAATAAAAAAAAACATGCATTGCATAGATTATTATATATAAACTATGTTGATGATTTAATAGATTCAGAATATATTAAATATTCATGTAGTAATAAAGGTATTTGTTGTAATATTAATCATATGTATAAACTTAATGATACTTTAATAAACCCTATTACTAAGATTAATAATAATGATAAAATTAGTAATGATATTATTGTTAATTTTGATTAATATATTCTCTTCTATATTGGCATATAATATATTCTCTCCTATATTATATGCCAAAAAAACTTTTAAAAAATGGAGGATTTCCTCCACTTAGATACTGTGATAATAAAATTGATAAACAACCTGCTAAAGAACGTTTGTATATAAGTACTAAACATGATATAAATTTTTCAAAATTATTACGTCCTAATGAGGAATTATCAGAAGCTATCGAACCTTAATTAATATTAATAAAATAATTTTTTCTAAAACTATTCATTACATCATCTTTTATAACATTATGAATAATACTATCAAATGATTCACCTGATACTAATCTTGTAATAAAATGTATTGAATATACACCACATTCAGAATCTTTAAATTGATGTTGTATATGATTATATCTAATATCAAAATGGTTTAATAATGTATATATATATTTAGATGCACTTCCATGTTGAACAATATGATTAATATCTAATTCTTTATTATATTTCTTAAGATATAAATATTTTGTAATTCTATTTACAAATTTTTTAATTCTTTTTCTTGGTTTTATCCCAACTGAATCAAAAAAATATATCTGATTTTTATCTAAATCTGTATATAATCCAACCCAATGAGAACCTGATTTATAATGTTCATCTAAATTAATAACCATACCAATTTTGTGTTTACCTGATTTTTCTAATTCATCAAAATCTAAATTATGTATTCCTAAAAATTTTAAATTATCAAAATCATATGGAACTGCCCCTAAAAATAAAAAATCTTTATGAACAGTTTGATATTGATTAATAACATTATCTATATCAGATGTGCTCAACCATTCATATTTTCCTTTAGGACCTTCAGGTAAAAATATATCATCTTTTAAATAACTATAATTTTCTAATTGTTTTACAAATTCTAAACCAAACCAACATGATTGATTAGTACATTTATTTGATAATTTTTCTTCAAATTGTTTTACTAAATATTTTTTATCTTGTGATATTGTAATCTTGTGATGTTTATTTATTTCATTCCATTTTTTAGCCATTTTAATTAATACATCTTTAGGTATACATGAACCATCTACATATTTTTTACTTGGAGCGCATTTATTATCAATATTCATTAAATAAAACAAGATATTTTTAATTGGAAATAATTAAAAGTTAATTAACTTTTAATTAAATAATTAAAAAAATAATTAAAAGTTAATTAACTTTTAATTAAATAATTAAAAAAATAATTAAAAGTTAATTAACTTTTAATTAAATAATTAAAAAAATAATTAAAAGTTAATTAACTTTTAATTAAATAATTAAAAA